CTGTTGTAATTGATGGAGAAAGCGCTGAAATCAACGGCTGGAAAATTCAAGTCAACTCTTATGGAAAAGTTTTTGGTTGGTGTACAGATAAAATGTTGTTCATCAGCAAAGTAGTAACTAATACTTATGGTACTGTGGAGCCTGATCCTCTAAGTCAAACCAATTCACCAAACACAAGAGATTTTCGAAGAAAGCATATTTATTGCGATATTTATCCAGCAAAAGAACCGGTTTATTGGACAATTTACAACCATTCTGGTGATACCACAAAGATTTATATCGGAGAAGTGGAGTATTACAGTAGCCGTTGGTTAGGAACGCATATCTCAGAATACGACGAAGGCTTAATTCGTTACCGATTGATGTTTGGAACCGACGAACCGGCAGCCGGTGACGAGGATTTTGCTTGGGAACCAAACATTCTCTATATGATCAATTAAAAGGAGTTACAAATGGAATACACCTATCGAGACATTATGTTCGAATCGAACGAGGACGTTCCTGAGAAGGAAGCGAAGGCATATATTCTTCGCGCGATCGACATGTATCCCGACAAACGCATTACCAAGATCATCGGCTATATCGATGGTGATGAGATCGAGCTGCATTACGAAACGGAGAAAATTCCGTTCAAACGCATTCGTCGCATCACGGGATATTTGGTTGGAGACATGAGCAAATGGAACGACGCCAAGCGTGCTGAGGAAGAAGATCGCGTGAAGCATGGTGTTCCGCGTATTTATGGGAGTGGAGAGTAATGGTTTCTGAGAAGCAAGGGAGCCTCATATTATCTTGGAGTTTTGAGGAAGATCCTAACGGCATTCTTCTTATCGGAGAAAAGAACCAAGGAACCGTTCCGACCATTGTCGGGTGCTATACCGGAGAAAGTGCTCAAAGCGCGGTTAAGACACTACTTAAATTACTTGACGACAAAGATAACGCCGCTATCGCTAAGAGGGGTTTAAACAATGGCTAGAAAAGAGCGTGGATGTCTACTCACTTTGCTCGATTTTGTGCTAGTTTTGCTGACTGGCGGGTTGTGGTTAATCTGGATTCTAATCCGATATTTGAGGAATAATTCGTGAAAAATCTCTGCCCATTTTTGATTTTAAAAGTGGGCAAAAAACCCAAAAAAGTGGGCAAAAACGCTAAAATCAATAAAAAATCGTTGAAAAACGAGCAAAATTGAACGATTTTAAGAAGGGTCTCGAATTTTACTAAGACCCTTCTTTTTGCTCGAAAATAGCGATTTTTGGCCATTTTTTGCCCAAATGCCCACCCTTTGCCCACTTTTTTTGACGGATTTGGCCACGACTTTTTGGTGGTTGACCTGGTGTTTTGATGAAAAAAGCCCAAATGCCCACCCTTTTCTTTATTTAATTATATTAGAAATTAAAGAATAGTATAAGTATATAAGAAATAAGACCATAAAGTATAATAATTACTTTATATAAATAAGAAACAAAAGTGGGTTTTTGGCCACAGACGAGTTTTAGGAGATTTTTGTATGCCACGAGAAGATATTTACGATCTAATGTTCGATGCGTTTTGTAAGCGATATTTGTCTATCGCAAAAGAGGTAGAGGGTTGGTATCCGTCCGGAGAATTTGAAATAACAGTCAAACTATCCGACAACACAAAGCTTGTTTATAACGACCTCGATAAGACAATACAAAACGTTACTAGACGTGATTCCGACGATTATATTATGAGCGAGGATACGTGTCGAAGAGAATTCGTTTATAAATTAAGTGAGAAAATGGAGATACGAGGTATGACACAATCCGAGCTAGCTGCTAGATCGGGAGTTTCGACCATAACAATAAACAAAATTTTAAATTGGCGACAGACTCCGACTATTTATACTGCATACCGACTTGCTGATGGTTTGAATTGTCATCTTCATGAACTCATACATTTTTAGGTCTACGCTTGGTTCGCGAAAAAAACAAACTCTTTTATGGAGAGAAGGAGATAAAAGTGTCTTTTTGATGCTTTTTACAACCTTCTCTTTTTCTTATGTCGATTTTTTGAGAAAGGAGGATCGCGATGACTAAGTTAGAACGAGACTTTCAATCGAAACTCATTAAAGATCTCAAAACTAGATTTGAAGGCTGCATCGTTATGAAGAACGATTCTAGTTATATTCAAGGAATACCCGATTTGCTTGTTCTTTACAAAGATAAATGGGCAAGCCTTGAATGTAAGCGGTCCTCATCTGCAAAACATCGACCGAATCAAGAATATTATGTAGACCTCATGGACGGGATGTCCTTCTCGAGGTTCATCTGTCCAGAAAACAAAGAGGAGGTGCTGCATGAACTTCAACAAACATTTGAATCTTGTCGGTGAACACGCGTTTCTTGGCGCAAGTAAGTATCACTGGATCAATTACGATGAAGGAAAACTTGTTGAAGCGTATTCTCGTTACACTGCAAAGCAAAAGGGAACCGTGCTTCACGATTTCGCGGCCCAATGTATCGCACTTGGGCAGAAACTTCCGAAGTCTCGTAAGACTTTGAACATGTATGTTAATGATGCTATTGGTTATAAGATGACTCCAGAACAAATTCTCTATTATTCTGAGAATTGTTTTGGAACGGCTGACGCCATCTCTTTTCGAAATGGCTTGCTACGGATTCATGATCTTAAAACTGGAATCATTCCGGCTCACATGGAACAGCTTTTGGTATATTCGGCGCTGTTCTGTTTGGAGTATCGAGTGAAGCCAGCAGAAATCGATTTCGAGTTGAGGCTTTATCAAAACGATGAAGTTCTTGTACATAACCCGGAAATCGATGAGATTACTCCTATTATGGATAAGATTATCACTTTTGACAAACTTCTGATGAAGATTAAATCTGAGGAGGACTAAACCATGAACCCTGTAGCGGAAGATATTTTGATGCACTATGGAGTTAAACGACGCTCCGGCCGCTACCCTTGGGGTTCTGGTGATAATCCTTACCAGCATAGCGGCGACTTTCTTAGTCGTGTGCAAGAACTTAAGAAATCTGGTCTTTCTGAGAAAGAAATAGTCAAATCTCTTGGGTTCGAATCGACGACCGATTATCGAAGTGCTTATACCATTGCAAAGAATGAACGTCGACGTCTTGAAGTAGATCGAATCAAATCTCTACGAGACGACGGACTTGGTCCAACTGAAATCGGTCGAATCATGGGAAAGAGCGAATCGACTATTCGTTCCCTTCTTAACGAGAACTCCGAAGCCAATATGAATCGAGCGATGAAGACCGCGGATATTCTCAAGAAAGAACTTGCAGAGAAGCACGCTATCGATGTGAGCGCTGGCGTTGAACGAGAACTTGGTATATCTCGACAGAAGCTGAACGAAGCTCTTGGCATTCTTGAGATGGAAGGCTACATTGTTACGGGTGTTGGCGTTCCTCAAGTTAACAATCCTCGGAAACAAACCAACACGAAAGTTCTCTGTGATCCTAAGACGTATGAGAACGAACGTGATGCTCAACGTAAGCTGTATAAGAACATGGCTGACATTAAGAGCTTTGGCGATTATCATTCTGTTGATGGCGGAGTTTCTTGGGATAAACGAGAGTATCCAGCTAGCATCAAGTCTAATCGAATAAAGATCAACTATGGCGATAAAGGCGGTGCTGATAAAGACGGTGTTATCGAGATTCGTCGTGGCGTCGCCGATCTTGATCTTGGTAAGTCCCATTATGCTCAGGTTCGCATTCTTGTCGATGGGACACATTATCTTAAAGGTATGGCTATGTATTCCGATGACATACCAAAAGGTGTTGATATCGTCTTTAATACAAACAAGAAGTCTGGTACACCTAAGATGGATGTTCTTAAGAAGATTCAGAACGATCCAGACAACCCTTTTGGCGCGTACATCAAAGCAGATGGACAGTATTGGTATACCGATAAGAGCGGTAAGAAGAAACTTGGTGCTATCAATAAGTTAAAAGAAGAAGGCGATTGGGATACGATGAGTCGTAATCTTTCGTCGCAGTTTCTTTCCAAGCAACCAATGGAGCTTATCAGCAAGCAGTTGAAACTTACCTATGCTGATCACGCAGCTGAGTATGATGAGATCATGTCCATCACTAACCCGACTGTAAAGAAGAAGATGCTTCTTGAGTTTGCTGATTCCTGTGATTCAGCAGCCATTCATCTTAAAGCAGCAGCCCTACCTCGACAAGAGACTAGGGTTATTTTGCCTGTCACAAAACTTAAAGAGACAGAAGTCTATGCTCCGTATCTTAGGAATGGAGAGAAGGTTGCGCTTGTTCGCTATCCTCATGGTGGAACCTTTGAGATTCCTACTCTGACGGTTAACAATAATAATCCTTCTGCTAAGAAGATACTTGGTAATGCTATAGATGCTATAGGAATCAATTCTAAGGTAGCTGAGAGGCTTTCTGGGGCCGACTTTGATGGTGATACGGTAGTTGTTATACCTATCAACAATAGGGTCCGTGTGAAGTCCACTGATGCTTTGGAAGGTCTTAAAGACTTCGACGCTAAGACTCAGTATTCAACAGAAGGAAAGACTGGCGTTAAGCTTATGACTAAAGCCCAGACTCAGAAAGAGATGGGTATCATTTCGAACTTGATTACCGATATGACTCTTCGTGGCGCTGGAACCGATGAACTTACTCGTGCGGTCAAGCATAGTATGGTCGTTATTGATGCGGCTAAACATAAGCTCGACTACAAACAGTCAGAGAAAGACAACGGTATAGCTGAACTTAAAAAGAAGTGGCAGCCTAAGTACGATGACGATGGCAATGTGATAGGTAGTGGGGGTGCGTCCACCCTCCTATCTAAGCGCAAACAAGATACCCGTATCCCCGAACGAAGAGGATCGGGCATCATAGATCCTGAAACAGGGCAAGTGTCATACAAAGAGTCAGGTCGAACCTACATAGATAAGAATGGAAAGAAAGTTAAGGCTACAACAACTGTTCCTCTTATCAGCGTGACTTCTGATTTAAATAAACTATCCTCCGGGACGGTACAAGAAAAAGCATACGCCGACTATGGTAATAAGATGAAGGCTTTGGCGAACCAGGCTAGAAAAGAATATGCTGCTACACCTCGCCTTAAGAAATCTAGTACGGCTTCTGCAACATATAAACGTGAGGTGGATTCACTAGAAGCCAAGCTTAATGTTGCTGCTAAGAATGCACCTAGAGAACGTAGGGCTCATGCTATAGCCAACTCTGTTATTAAGGCTAAGACGCAATCTAATCCAGAACTTTTGGATAAAGATAATAAGAAAGAGTTAGCTAAAGTTAGGCGTATGGCTATCGAGGATGCACGCCTATCTGTTGGGGCTAGTGGTAAACAGACCCGTATAAATATAACAGATAAGGAGTGGGAAGCTATACAGGCTGGTGCTATTAGTGATACTAAGCTTACTCAGATACTACGTTATACAGATCCTGATTCTATTAAACAAAGGGCTATGCCTCGTACTACAACGCAGCTGTCTACTGCTAAGATTAACAAGATCAAAGCTATGAAAGCTTCTGGTCACACAATTGCAGACATGGCTGAAGCTCTTGGTGTTTCTACTTCTACAATCTCTAAGTATCTGAATAGTTAGAAAAGAGGTGAGCAATGTTATGAGTAAATGTATGTTAACTACAATCGATAATCCTTTTGATCCTTTTGATGAATTCGATTCTTGGTATCAATTCGATTGCGATAAAGGTTACAATTCTTGTTCTTACTTAGCTCGAATTGCTCGCAATTCTGATCAATTATCAG